TTATCTAATGTTTTTTCTATCTTCATAGCTTACTCCTTATGGTGTTCCTGATTGATATTGGTACATACATCTGATTGTCATTCTAATACCACCAACTGGAAATAAGCTACCCTCGTCAGTTTCTACAGAAACAACTTGTGTATCAAGTGCATTACCATTTCGTGTAATATCAGATTCTATTTCAGTTTCAATAGCTGTTATAAGTTCATTTCTTTTAGTATCTATATTAGCTTCTGCACCTTTTACAAATCCAAGTATTACAAAATCAATCGTACCATGCCTTGTTCTTGCATTAGAACCTAATTCAGAATCATCTCTAACTTCTTCTGAAGTTTGAATTATTACTGCTGGATATTGCTGTTCAGATAATTCATCTAAAATAAAAGGTTGTCTAGTAGCTTTCTTAATTGCTGGGCTAGATATACCAGAAATAGTTGTTAATAAATTAGATGCTATATTTTCTCTTACACTCATATTCTAAACTTTCTTAATTCTTTTTCTACAAATCTGTTAAATGATTTCTGTATAATACTTTCTGTTCTATCATTAAAGCCAAAAAATTCTCTTTTAGGATTATTCAATACTTGGTTAAATAATGCTCTTTGTCTCATTTGTGAATTACTAAATGCTAATGAAACTTTATTTTTACCAGATTTCTTAACAGTTGATGATGGAGTTAAACTTCCTAACATTCGACCAGTATAAAATAAATCTATATTAGTTGATTTACCCTCTCTATTAAGTTTTTTTAAATAACCTTGTGAGTATGGTGCAAAAGGTCTATCTCTAAAATCAATACCTTTTTGTGTTTTAGTTCTGATAATATCTAATAATTGAAATCCAGCCTGTTTTAATCCTTTATCAATTATTCTAGGAAGTACAGATTGGAATTTTTTAAATTTTTGACTTATCTCTTTTGAATTAGATTTTATTTGAACATCTATAGCCATTATCTGACCAATCTTCTAAATCCATGTAAAGGTTCTCTCTCATTAACAGATATAGTTTGGTTAGCATCTGTATCGTATTCAACACCATCTTCTAATATCATTCTCCATTCGATATTGTATTGGCTCATGTAATATTCTGCCATTCTTTCAAATCTATCTTTTTCTGTTTCTGGTCTAAATTTAGTTAAAGCTGGTAATAAAAATCTTCCAAGAAATAGATAAACACCAGCACGTTCAAATTGATCTAAATTAACTTTAGTATTAACCATCTCTGCTGTATTTAAAACTGTAATATCAGTAAATACATTCTGCTTATAAACTGGCCACCACTCAATTCTTAATTGTCTAAAAATATCGTTTGTAGTTTGTGCAAAGAAATTAACTGCTTCTGCGTCAGTTGATGCAATACCAAATCCAAATGCGTCAGGTTGATATTTAGTTACATCACTTGCAGTTATTACATCAGCACCAGTATAATTAGCCATAACTTACTTCCAAATTAAATAAACTATCAAACAAGCTAAAGGAATCGAATACATAGGGTTATTTTTAGCTTTTACCCAAATCCATTTAGCTTTCTTTTTAGTCTTTTGCCAAATCCACTTGTTCATCTTTTTTCTTCCTTGTTCGTTTTGTTTTAGGTTTTAATTCTACAACCTTTTCTTCTTTAACTTCTTTTACAACATCTTGAATAGGTTTAAAACCTCTAAAATCATAAACTGCTTTATTAGTTTTATAATCTTTTACTGATCTCTCAATAATCTTGTTTCCACGTTGTAATTTAATTGTTTCTTTGTTCTCTATAATTTTTATCATGTAATCTCCTTATTTAGTTGCGAGGGCTATTTCTAGCCCTCACAAAGTATTCAATTATTATTGAATTGATGAATCGTAGTGTAATTCTACACCATAAGTGTCATGGATTTCTGCAACACCATATACAGATGTAGCTACAATCTCGTCTGCTCTTAGAGACGCATCTCTTTGAGTTTCGATTTTAACATCTTGCATCATAGCGATTGCTAAAGCATCTCTATGGAACGCACCACCTTTGTAATCTCCAGCAGTACCAGTATCAGCCATATTTGAAGTTTCAAATACATTCATACCAGCTAATTTACCTACAAAGCCTGATCTTAATGCTTCGTTAGATAGATCGTTTGCATTTGCGTTAGCAAAAGTGTTTGTCATGTTAGCTTTTAGATCGTAAGCGATTTTAGGGTGTAACACAACTGCACACATATCAGCATCTAAAGAGTTTGCTCTTAGAGTTGATAATGCGTTGAAGATAACTGCTGTAGAAATAGCACCAGTACCATCTCCTAATGCAGTTGAAAAGCCATCAAACAATGCAATTAAATCTGCGTCTTGTTTTCTAGCTAATGCTTCTCCGAACAATCTACCAATGTCTCCAGCAACATTTCTTGGTGCTGAATTTCTTGCTAGGTCAGTTAGAGTTGTCATAACACCTACTTCAGAAGCTGTAATAGTTACAGAAGTTGGGTTAATCGCTGTATTAGATAAATCAGTTGCTTCAGAAACTGCTGATGCAGAAACTTGACCATAAACTGGTACTTCAACTGCTTTACCACCACCAGAGATCGCATAGTTTTTAACTAAGTTTCTCATAATGGATTTTTCAGAAGCTACAAATTGTGCTTCTGCAACTATCTCAGTATATAGTTCCGATAGTGTAGAACTTGTGCTTTCGTTTGCCATTTTATTTGTCCTTTAATTATTTATTAAGGTTAATTTGTATCGACCCTGAATCTCGTTGCTTACGATATTCTGCATAAGCCTTACGATCTTCTGGTTTCGATAAGTCCAAGTCCTGTAAGTTAAAGGGTTTAACAGTTTTACCACCGATAGCACTCTGGCTTCCTGAACCTGACAATGACCCTTGACGGAAATGTGGGTTGCTATCTAAGAACTCTTTTACTCTATCTTCGATTGTCAAAAGTTCTCCTTTTGCGTTATATCGTACATTAGAATTATTATCAACTATTTCTATTCTACCATCATCTGTGTATTTGACTTCATCTTTTAATAAAGCAACTACTTGTGCTGGGCTAATAGCTTTATTTTGTGAAGCTACAGAAAGAATTGAATTATCTACTTTTTCTTTCTTAATTTGATTTTTATATCTTAACAATTCTTGTTCTTTTTCAGATAATCTTTCTTGCATTATCTTTTCCAAGTCTTGTTTAGTCTTAGCTTCTTCTAATTGTTTTTGTTTTAGAATTTCAGCTTTTTGCTTTTCTTCTTCTTGAAGTCTTTTCTCGTATTTTCTTTGTTCAGCTTCAAGTCTAGATTTAATTATGTTATCTAATTGTTCTTGAGTAAAAACATTTGATTTAGTTTCAGCTTTTACTTCAGTATTAGTTTCTTCTTGTTTAGTTTCAGTTGCAGTTTCTTGTGCAACTACTTTTGTTTCTTCGGACATTGTTTCTCCTTTAGTTATATTATTAGTTCGCCTTGTTCGTCATACCAATCAGGATTGACGTAAGACCATTGATGACGACAATTATAACCACCACGAACAATTAAAGGGTCGCCAGATTTTTTTCCAGCCCAACTTTGACTTGCCCATAATTCATTGACTTCATCAATTGTGAAAAGTCCATTTTCTCTTTTGTTATATACTCCATTTATTATATTTCTGCAAATACTCCTAGTTGTTGAGATTATGTCTCCATAATATTTAACATAGGTTAAACCAGCATCTTGCGACTTGTTAAAGTTTAATGTTGCATCAAAATCTCTTAATGAGTCGTTTAATATCTGACCAGCATATCGTTTCATGTTTTCTCCAGCACGATCTCTTGCAAATTTGGATTGTAATGTTTGAACTGACTTATCAACTTTTGCTTGTATATCTGGTTTATCTGAGTCTTGATTTTTTTTAATATAATTAATTAATCTTTGAACTTCTGGGTCATCTGAACTAGCATAGATACCATTAATTGTTTGTCTTAATTCTTTTTCTAATGTTGCAAAATTACTTCCAGTTAGTGTATTCTGATATACCTTTTCTGATAGTTTTCTTGTAAATGTATTAGATACATCTTTAAACTGAGTAAAGTATTGTTGTTTTAAATTTTGTATTAATGCTAAATCGCCTTTAGTTAATTCTTGGAACTCAGGTGGAATATTACCAATTCTTTTAAATGCTTTTTCAATTCTTTTAGCTTGTTTATTAAAACCCTCTCTAACAACTGTATCTGACCATGCTAGATATTCTCTTTCAAGTATAGCTTTTATTTGTGGTCTAATAGCAATAGCTGATTGCAGTTCTATTAATTTGCCATCTGTTAAAGGTAATGTTCCAGCAAGAGATACGATTTCTCGTTCTATTTTATCTAAAGTTTTAATTAAAGTTTCGTAATATTTAGCTTCAGCAAGTTCTATTTGCTTAATTCGATATTGCGTTGCGTCTTTGACTATATCTGCCATTCATCTATATCTGCTCTTGTGCTACTTCTTGATCTTCTTGTTCTACTTCGTCTTGAGTAAATTCTCCAACTTCAGATTTAATATCTATTTCATCAAAAATAATATTTAACTTCTCATCA